AGAAACTACCACACCTACGGCTGCACCGCTATCAGTCTTACCTGCATCAGGAAGAGGACCGACGACAGCCATAGCACCACCCCCGAAGATGCCCGCCAAGAGGAGCAGACACAGGTTTGAGATGTTAGTTACTAATTGCTTCTTATTCATTTTGATTTTGGTTAGTTGGTTGATATTACTCTCGCTTAATTCGCTTCATCTTGCCCTTGTCCCAAATGCTCTTTCGCGTTGCTGCTTCTCCAAGAGCACCCAGGTCGGGTGTGGGTCTTTCAGGGGTTGAGCCACCTCCTGAGAGGTTAGCCGTGCCGTCGCCTTCTTCGGGCTTACGGAGCTTCACGTCGATCTTCTCATTTCGCCCTGCCACGCGTCCCGTCTCCTCGGCCTCTGCCACTGCGTTGTCGTAGCCAATAGCCTTGAGTGCCATTTCGATAGTCTCGCGTGTGAACTTCCCGCGCACCCCGTCAGTGACAATGTTTTGGAGCAGCTCCATAGCCTTGTCAATATCCTCATCGGGTACGCCTTCTTCCTGGAGCTTGCCAATCACGTTGAGAGACTCACCCAGGTTTTCCTCGTACTCCTTCTCGAGCTTCTCGGAGTTAGCGATGCGGTCGAGGAACTTCTGATTAGCCTCCGCGATCTGCTCCTGCTTCTCAGGATCTCCGATAGCGTCGGTAATCTCCGTTCCGAACGTTTCGACGAGAAGGACTGCGGGATCTTCGCCACCAGCCCAACGCGAGATGAAGCTCGCACTGCGGGGGTCACGGCCAAAGAGGCCTGCGATCTCCTTCTCTCTCCCCTTGTATCCCTCTAACTGGCCTTCGTAGTCGTCGTAGTCGTCGTAGATACGACCAGCGAGGACTTCGTCGTCGTCCATATCGTCGTCGGGGTATTTGTCCTTCAAGCGCGCCTTGAGTCGGTCACGCTTGCTCACCTCGGCAGCGGGGGGATCTGCGGGTGTAAGGTCCTTCTGTTCATCTATTTCCATAAGCCTAATTTTATAGATGAAGCAAATCTATAAAGCACACGCCCTAATGTTGTGACATATTGCGTATTATATATTGGAATTGAACCCTCTTCTGCGTATCTTTAAGGCATACCAAAATAAAGGAGAGGGATATGCCAGGTAAAAGATCGTGTTACGAGTACAAGCACCGAGTGCTGCGTGAGATACTCTCGAAGTACCGAGAGGCTACTTCGATGTGCTTTTACATAAATATGAAGAACGTCGTACAGCATGTGAAGAACAGCGAGTACTCCCGCTTCTTCGTGTCTGAAGACAGAGCGGTGCGTGTCATTCAGAAGATGATACGCTTAGGGGGTGAATGCCCTATCAAGACGCCATCGACGCAAGAGATGTACGAAGAGATATACAAGCGTGTAATGCTACTTCTCTATAGCTTCGGAGATCTATCTCTCGAGGATGCCGTAATACGGGTGGTTAACTCACCAGCCCCCAAGCTCTACCTATCCGATCGCAAGACCTACGAGAAGATTAACGAAGCCAAGCAGCTATGCAAGACAAGACCAAAACGCTAAGCCTCGCCATCGCTCTACTTACATTCGTCCTCTATTTGCTCCCCATCCCACATGATAGCGTCGGGATCTACAATGCGGGTCCATGGTGGGGACGCTGGACCTACTCGCTTTTTCATGCGTCCATCTTCCACTGGCTGGTAAACTGCTGGTGCTTGCTCTCACTGGTGTTCTATATGGGCGTAACCGCACGACAGCTGCTGGCGTCCTATATCATTGCGTCGCTATTCCCCGTGGCCACATTGTACGGGCTCTGTGGTGCGCACATCCTCACCTTACCAACGACTGGGCTTTCAGGTGCATGCTATGCCCTGATAGGCATGGTAACTCCCCAGGTGGCACGCAAACGCGAGTGGTTTACCTGGCTTGCCGTTGGCTTTGCTGTTAGCTGCATATTCCCTCTCATCAATCAATTCGTACACCTTTGGGGCTTCATCGTGGGCCTCATAGCTGGATACCTCACTCAATGCGCGAAGAAGTAGCACGAATACTGCAAGAGAATGAGCGACGGCTCGAAGCTCTCCATGCACCATTTAATCCCATCACAGGGTTAGGGTCACCGCTGGAGCGTTTCGAGCTGCGCCTCTCTGACTTCGGTGCTATGGAGGTGCAATACCTGCCTACCTCGATGAAGGATATACCACTCATCAAGCGTCTATCCAAGGCGGGGAGCATATCTCAATTCCTTGTGGAGAGGTACGGAGAGGAGACGGAGGAGAACAGGAAGGTACTCGTAGAGGTGTTCCTCCGACTCAGGGAGAAGCACGACTTTTTCTTTTGGGCTGCGGTCCAGGTGTTCATCAAACGCAAGGGCGGTGGCTCGGACGTGCGTTTCAAGCTCAATCATCCACAGCGTAAGCTCGTCGAGGCTTTCGAGCGTCAGCGTCTTGCTGGTGCTCCCATACGCCTTATCCTGTTGAAGGCGCGTCAGTGGGGTGGGTCTACTGCCACACAGATATATATGGCGTGGCTTCAGCTGGTGCACCAGGTGGGGCTGAACTCCCTTATCGTCGGTCACGTCAAAGCCGCATCTACAGAGGTGAGCAACATGTTCGAGCGTCTTATCAATGCCTACCCCATTGAGCGGCTATACCCGATAGGGGCGTCGTTTAAGCCTAATGAGCCAAAGCTAATCGGCATAGGATCGGAGAGAAACGTAAGGCGCATCCCACAGCGTTCGTGCAACATCAAGCTGGGGACAGCAGAAGCTCCCGACAGCGCGCGTGGTGGTGACTACAACCTGGTGCACTGCACTGAGGTGGGGCTATGGAAGACCACTGAGGGGAAGACGCCCGAGCAGATCATACGCTCCGCTTGTTCGGGGGTGCTCTACAAGCCGCACACCATGATTGTGTATGAGTCCACCGCCAATGGTACGGGGAACTTCTTCCAACGAGAGTATGATGCGGCCCGTCGTGGCGACTCGCAATTCAAAGCTCTCTTCGTGGCGTGGTTTGAGATCGAGCAGTACAGCCTTGATATACCCGACCGCGAAGCCTTCGCCACAGAGCTATGGAAGAATAGGAAAGCGGACTATGCTGCGAGCGACCGAGCCGAGCCAGGCAAATACCTGTGGTGGCTATGGGAGCAGGGTGCTACCCTCGAGGCCATACACTGGTATATCCAGGAGCGAAAGAGTAAGAGCGACCACGGGGATATGGCGTCTGAGTTCCCCTCCGACGACATCGAAGCCTTCGTCCACTCAGGACAACGCGTATTCGATATGTACCAAGTGGAAGCGTTGAGACCTACGTGTAAGCCTCCGCGCTTCGTGGGTGACGTCGTGGCCAATGGAGCGACGGGCGAGGACGCTATCACAAACGTGCGCTTTGTTGAGGACCACCAAGGGCTATTTACTATTTGGGAGAAGCCCGAGATAGACCCGGGCGAGCGCATCACGAATAGATATCTTGTCGTGGTGGATATTGGTGGCCGTAGCCGAGGTGCTGACTACTCCGTCATCTGTGTGTTCGACAGGCTCTTTATGATGGATGGGGGTAAGCCCGTAGTCGTGGCTCAGTGGTACGGGCACATAGATATGGACAAACTTGCGTGGAAGTCTGCGCAGATCGCCAAGTACTACGACGATGCCCTCCTGGTCATTGAGAGTAACACCCTCGAGACCAAAGACCCCAACCGCCAGGTAGACGGAGATCATTCGCACTTCATCCTCAATCAGATCAAGGACGTGTACGACAATCTGTATGCCCGCCCGCAGTCTGCCGATGAGATACGCGACTCCGTGCCTCGCAAGTACGGCTTCCATACGAACGTGCACACGAAGCCTATCATCATCGACGTCCTTATCACCTTCATCCGAGAAGGGCTATACGTCGAGCGTGACGAACGCTGCCTGAATGAATACATCACCTACGAGCGCAAACAGAATGGGGCGTACGGGGCTATCCTCGGAAAGCATGACGACCTTCTGATGACGCGCGCCATTGGTTTGTACATCAGCTCCAATACGAAGGAAATGCCACTGCCGAAGATCATACAGGTAAAGACGGCAGAGCAACGACGGGCCGCCAGCAGGAGATCAAAGCCCGTTAGCGAAGCCACTATATAGTATTAGCCCCGTTCCCAACCAACGTCGAGCACGGGGCTAATCATTTCACGTCCCTATCTTAGTTTGCCGTGAGGGCTCGGTGAGCCATTTCTACGGCAGCTGGATCAGCCATAGCCATAGCCTGCTGCTGCATTTCGGGGCTTATCCCTTCGGGGGCTATGCCCTGCTTCATCTGCTCGGCCTGCGAGTCAAGGCTCTGCAAGAGCTTGTCCGCAAACGGGAAGTCACCCACCTCCAATAGCTGGTTGAGCGTGATCTGACCAGCCTTCCATACCTCGAGGAGGAACTCATTAGCCAGCTGTCGATATGCAGGGCTCGAGGAGCTCTCGGCAATAGAGAGGTCGAACTCAATATCACGTATCTTGCGGGGGTCATCGGGGAGTAGGCTCGAGTCGTTGCCCGCGATATTCACCACGCGCTTCTCATCGTAGAACTGCTGAATGTTCTTCACATCCTTATACGCACCCTGGATTGTGAACGCGCTAAAGCTGTCCATAAGATCAACCAGCGAGTTCGTCGCGTTCTGCGTCTGCTGAGCGTATAGGCTGGAGCTCATACCAGCAAAGCCTGGCTTGCCCTGTAGTGCCCCATGCACCCCTGACACATCTTCGAAGAGCTTGAGCTGGATATTCAGTAGCTCCCCGATTCCGATATTCGTGGCGTTGCTCGAGATCTGCTGGGGCAGCACCCCCTGCTTGTTGGGGGTAAAGGCGATTACCCCGTTGAAGCGACTCCACTCTTCCGCAAACTCCTCGGGAGTTGTATTGATAGGTATGCTATCCTCGGGGATAAGTAGTACCCCCTTCGCGCTCGAGCGCATTACCCAGTCGTACAGCGTGATGAGGCGGTTGGTATATCTCTGCTGGTCGATGACGTCGGAGACAAAGGAGTGGATCTCCCCGTCAATGAAGGGGTAAGCCTTGAACACATAGGGGTGGCTCTTGTGGTGGTATGGGGTCTCTCCCTCCTTTAGGATATGGCCAAATGGACTGAGGTAGTAGAAGTACCAATAATCGTCTACAAACCACGTCGCCTCAATGAGTGGCACATCCTCCTCGGGGATCCCTTGCTCAGCCGCCATCACCATACGATCTCTATTCACAGCTTCTACCATCTTCCCGTAGTCCTCCGTCTCGATCTTGTACACCTCCCCGTTATTGGGGTCGTGGCACAAGTATCGCTCCTTCGTCTCCTTGCGCCATACCTCGATGACACGACAACGACGCGGATCACGACCTGTGAAGAATTCGTAAGTACGCGCATCACTATACCCGAAGTCAGGGAAATCCGAAAAGTAACTGCTCACGTACTCCCCGTCACGTGCATAGCGGTAGATCTCACGCAGACGTTCGCACTCCTCACGGCTGCCAGCGAACTCTCGGAAGAGCGTTTGCAGGTCAATATCGTGGATCTCACCAATGATACTCACGTCCCACCCGCGCACGTCCTGCGAATTGGAGTCTAAGAAGAACATACTCGGATTGACAATGCGCGTCCAGCAGTCCAGCCGACCCTCACGCACCCCGTAGCTCTTATGCTGGACCGTTAGCCCGCTGATGACGAACTCCTCCATAGAGCGCGCCCCTATCTCGGTCATGCTATTGAGCTGCATATTGTACTGGAGGATAGTACTCATCGTTTCCCCGAGTCGCTGCTCGTCTCTGTCTCGTGCCACGCATACGGGCTCTTTCGTCTGCTTGAGGTATGCACCGAGGACGTTACGCACAAGGCGACGGATGAGGTTGTTCTTCAATGGAACGCTCCCTTGTTCCATGATATACTTCTCCTCGGTCATCGTCTTGCCGTCCACATTGACGACATCCTTCCACTGATCCCCGTAGGTGTACCGCTTGCACCGCTCGCGGTCCTTCCTGAAACGTGCCATAGCATCCCAGCTACGACGCGCCTCGAGGAGCACACCCATAGCTCGGGCGTACTCCCCGTGGTGCTTGGTAGCTCCAACGGAGTCAATCTTCTTTTGCCCGCCAACCTGGCTCAGCCGACGTAGCTTCTTAGTGTTGGTATTCATTCGCTTTCTCTCTTATTTCATTTGGCGCAGCTGGATCACCAGTGCCTTCTTCTGTTTGTCAATCTCTGCCTGTAACTCCTCGGCTTCCTTGGGGTCGGTAGCCTCCTTCAGTGCCTTCTGCATCTCCTCGATCTCCTTACTGAGATCCTCGAAGAGTAGTGCACGCTCATACGACTTGGTGTTCACCAGCTCGTCGAGCTTCTTAGCGTAGTCCGTGGAGTCGCTCTTGCCCTGCTCGAGATCGCTCTCGTAGGACTTACCCAGGCGCAGGACCTCCTTAGCCTCTTCCTTGAAGTGGTAGTACGTGTTATTGACATTGCGCATATCGTTGCGCTCGTCTGCTCCGTCAAGGAAGCCTGAGAGGATAGGCACGTCACGCATCGAGAACTCACGATCACCGAAGGCGGTCTCGCTGGACTTGATTATCTGATCGGCCGCTGTGTAGAGCCCACCGAGGTAACCCTTGAGCATGTACTCCAGCTTTGCAGGGTTGATGTTTACCCATCCCTGTTTGTAGTCGTCGCCACCCGTGAGTGCGTTCAGCTCCTTCGCGAGCCATACGTAAGCACCGCCCGTAGCCTTGTAGGCCTTGGTCCAGTCGGGCATAGCCTTATTGTAGTCGGTATCCTTCCAAATAGGGCGGCCCATCCAGCTGTGGTTAGTCTGTGCTTCGAAGAAGGGTTTAGCAAGGCTTGGCATGAGTGCGTGGGTAGCCCCCGAGTCGTCCATGAGGTCAAGTGGCATCACCTGAGATATCTGACCAGCGATAGTCTGAGCCAGCTCCATGGGCGTCTTGTCTTCCTTCCCCGATGAGTAGCTCATGCCGAGCTCTCCGATGCCGAAGATAGCGCGGGCTTCCTGGGGGAGGGGGATCTTCACAAGCACGTCTCCTACAAAGAAACAGATATTATTACGTCTTACATAGTCAGGTAAGTTCCAGTATCTGTCATCATCGTCACCACCAGTGAGTGCTGGCAGCATCGTCTGAAGAATACCGAGAGCGAGGAAGGTGGCGAGGTATGCCGTCCCCTTCTTGGGGTTTCTCTTCACAGCGCGTGCGATGTTCACAGACCCCTGGATAGCAACATTCCAGAATAGGTATAAGCTACGGCCCATACCCGATATGAAGGCGGCTGATTTCCCCCACCCATCCTGAGTCTTCGATTCAAGGAAGGTAGAGCCCGCCCCCTTCTTGTTGAAGTTCACGGTCATCTCCTTTGCGTCGTAGATAGAGCGGTCGATAGTGCGGCCCATCTGTCTACTCGTCAGGAATGCAGCGAAGCGAGATAGATCTTCGATACCTCGGTTGGCAAACTCCACAGTTTCGCCGAGCAATCGGAACGCCTGCTTGAGGCTAATACGCCCTCCTGACTCCTTCATCATACGCTCGATCTCCTTCTTATGGAGCTCCATGCTACGGAGCTGCGAGTAGCCCGTCTCACCTCCATTCTCCATGAAGAGCTTAAACGCGCGGTGCGTCTCGTTGGACATATCCAGTTTGTCGTGATCATAGAGGTAGACAAGCCTGTGCATCTGCCCTGCGAGCTTACCTACGTTCTTATAGTAACGAAGAGCATAAGAAGGTGACTCCTTGACCCACACAATGGTGTTAGCATATATGATATCTCGGATGAAGTTCTTCACCACGAAGTTCGGGCTAAGCGACGTATAGTAGCCTGCGAGCTTTCTATTCACAGCCGCTGCCACTTTGAAGGCTGCACCGATGTGCCCACCGACATTGCCATCAGGATTGGTCAGTCCATTCACCGCCATTGCCACACGTGGGTCACCATTGACGATGATAACCACGTCACGGCCTCCGCGCTTGACTATGATTTGGTGCTGCATCTTCTTATCCTGACCGACGACGCGATAGGGGATAGAGGGCTGCTCGCTTGCCAGCTTGAAGTTCTTCGGGTCTTTTCTCTTGTTCTCCTGCATCATCTCCTCGAACTCCTGCGTCTTGCGGATAACCTCCTCGCTCGTGTCGTTGGGGTCGAACTCAGGCAGCACGGCTTCCCAGGCCTTGGTCACCTCGTTCCACTTTACCCACAGCTTCTGCACGCTGAATAGGTCGCTGGGGTTGTTCTCTACGAAGTTCAGGAACTTCTGACGCACCAGCTTATTGCGGTTGCTTTGCAGGATAGCCGACTCCATCATGCTGGCGATGTGTGCGAGCGGGTCCTCTGCCTTGCTGCTACGGCCCTTAGCTTTCTTCAGCGTGGGGGAGAAGGCTCGGTCGCGGTCACCGAGGTAGCTATACGCCTCGTCGCTGGTCGTCTCATCGAAGCCTCGCAGAGGGATGTAGTACCCGTACATGTTGCGCACGTGTTCCAGTGTTTCTCTGCTCATAAGCCCTCCTTCGTACTGCTTTGAAAGCGGTGCGTCGGTGGACTTGTTCGTGAGCTCCCATAGATCGGCTACGTCGTTCGCGCTCTCGAACTTCATAACCTCTTCGATAGCCTCGGCTTCGAGCGTCTCAATATCTACGTCGGGACGATCAAGCAAGCCCGTAAGGCCAGCATAGTCTCGCTCGCGGTACTCAGCATAGCTCGGTGCGTAGCGTGCACGGATCTCGTCGTCTGTCTTATGCCATACATCAGCGGTAATACGCCCTTCGCGGTAGTCGGCTTCGTTTCTTAGGCGATCCGTATCATTGAGGTACGCATCCCACAGACTGCTTGCCGTGAGCTCCTCGCCCTCGCCACTTTCCTTGACTGCCTTGTTGTGTGCATCGACGTCAGCCTCTACGGCCTTTTGGAAAGCCATGACGCGGTTACGCTCCAGCCCGTGCTTAGCCATCATGTAGTCCGTGACGTATGAGTGGTGAGCCTTCTTGGCAAGACGGCTTACCTCTTCCACCAGGGGCTCGAGTGCCATGCGGCTGTATGCAGCGGCCTCTGCTTGGTTTACGCTCGAGACTCTGTTCTCACCCATATAGGCGTTTTGATAGCCCTCGATCTCCTCGATGTACTTAGCATCCCCCTTGGCCTGCATGATCATTTCCATAACCTTCTTGAGCGAGAGCATACTATCTTGGAGAGCCTCCTGCGTCTGATAGCTCGACTTCTTGATAAGCGCATCATAGGTGGCGGCAACCTTTACGGGGGCAGCTGCCTCACCCTGGCGGAAGCGTGCCTCTTCGTAGTTGCCTACGCCCAGCTTCTCCTGCATAGCTATATCCTTAGCCTGCCCTATAAGGCCATCCCCCTTCTTCATCTGATACGTGCGCCAAAGCATATAGCGGAGTTCGCGGTCGCTGATGTTCCAGCCTAACGCGAGCTTCACTCGGCTGAGGAGATTGTAGAAGGCGTTGCGTACAACATTCCACAGGTCGCGTGCTTCGAGATCCTTGAAGCCCTGCTCGGCAAGCTCTGCGATATACTCCTCGGTGGCAAGGCGGGTGTTCCACCCGTATCTCTTGCTTCGCTCGACAATACCATTTCGCACAGCTTCATTAGCTCCTTCGAATACCTCGTCAATGAACTTGCCGAACTGGTCCTTACCGACAAGCTCCTGCAAGCCCTTGTGCCCTACGACCTCATGGAGGATAGTAGCTTCGACGTCATCTGCGCTCTCTGCATTAGGTAGCACTACTACCACCTGCCCCGTCTTAGGATCATACCAACCCTTAGCACCGCGCATTCTGTTCGTCTCGCTTTCATTTCGGCCTTCGATCTCTGCCGTATCGTGGATGACGCGCACGTCCTCTCCGAGAGCTTCTGCCATGCTGGTAGCAATCTCCTCCATTTGCACTATTGCATTGCTTTCTTCGGATAGCTCTGGATTCTCAAATGTTTCTACTACCTTTGTGGCAAGAGAAAGCTCTTGAGCTTGTTTAGCACCCGCAATTGGAGCGGGGGCGCTGGCAAGATACTCAAGGGCTTTTTCTTTATTTATATAGGTCGCTTTACCTGAATTAAGCCATTGAACAACCTTGCCGTGACTCTTACCGTAAGTAGACGTAAGTAGGTTAAAGTCTATATCGGCACCACCCTTACCCACTTCAAGAGTAACCAGTATGTTCCCTTCCTCTGTCTTGAGTTCTGTGAGTATTGCGTGACTCCCATCCCTATGTGTTGAGAACACTGCAATAGGATGTGCAACAGCTTTCGGCAGATCCAGAAGATCAGACAAAGCAAATCCATGCTTCTTCATCTTCTTGATCACCTTGTTCCCGTATAGGCGCATAAGCTTAGGAGATACTCCGCCTGCGATAAGTTCGGAAGAAGGCATGCCAAGGGAGAAGATAGTGCTATCTGAATTCTCTTCTGTGAGCTGAGCAAGCTCCGCATTGAATCGATTACTAACTTCGTCTAACTCATCAGAGCGGTAGCGCACTCCGTCATCCAGCGTATCACTCCCCGTCATCTCATATAGGAGGGAGTTCTCCGACTCGTAGGAAAATTCAGCTCCTTGCAGTAACTTTGCAAGAGAAATAGAGTTACTCCGTTGGGCTGGCGACTTCGCTTCTTGTGACGTTCTAGACTGGAGCAACTCTATTTCTGTTATATCATAGTTGTGCATACGTGTACCTTGCTCCGTATTAGCAGCAACTATAGCTGTCGTCTTAACACGATACGTTGTCCCGCCTATCACAATAGCTCCATAGAAGCGTTGTACCTTCTCTATGTTGGGGTCGCTATGGTTAGCAGCCTTACGTTCATCAGCGGACTTAGTCCTATCTCTGTGCTCCTCTACCAAAACGGAGTTGCTAACAAGCTGTGGTATCAAAGTTAGAGCCAGCTTGTACTCCGAGCTTGATACATTCTGAGATAGCTTACTCCCCAACTTGTTCTTCGTTTTCCTACCTATATTCAGAGTATAGCCATCGAGCGTCTCCACCTGCTTGGGCAACTCCGCAATAGCCTGCTTCGCCTCTGCCACAGAAACCTCTCGCTTCTCCTGAGTAAGCAGCGGTAGCTCCGTCTTGGGGCTGAGCGTCGTGACCGCAAGCTTGCGATCTGTAGCACTCTCCACAGGACGCATACGCTTCTCTGCTTCCATCGGTGCTGAATCTTCCTTCTGCATACGCACTCCAGCATCCGCATCTCGGACACCAACAGCCTCGTCATACAGATAGGAGAGTTCGGACTCGCTGGGGTTTGGAGCATCATGTCTGGAGGCAGTGCCTGCATGCACCACTGATCCGAGTCTCCCATTGCCAACAAGACGAACTCCAGGATACACCGAAGACTCGTAGTGTATATCCCCTTCCACAAAGAATGAGGTTACCCCAAGTCGCTTTGCTGCCAAGGCCATGCTCCGCATCTCGGTGTATCGGTATCTAACGTACCCTCCTCGTCCATTGGGGATAGACACCATTGCTTGACTGCGATACGTCTTGAAGCTATCCTTTGTCAGCCCTTCGCTCTTGGCATACTTCCATCTGTTGTAGAGGTCTTGCTCTACGCGATCCAAATACTTGGATAGTCGGGTGATGTTGACGGGGGACTCTGTGAATGGGTCGGAGTCCTCACCTCTCGTTTCCATAGAGATGAACGACTGCCACTTGTCTTTGAGAGGCTTCCATGCTCCAGCATCAATCGTTGTACCGTCCAGCTTGTATGCCTTCCCCTTCTTGTACACGTCGAACTGCGTTTTGTCCGCGATGGCCATAGTCCCATTGCTGGCCACAGCAAAGCCTTCGGGGGCTTGGTAGACAACCATCAGCCCCTCTCTAGCTTCATCTGCTCCTACGAACTCCTCTATATCACCTACTTCTGCGCCAGCCTTCCCAGACTTGGGGAGTGTCACGATATACCCATTGTATCGTTCGCTGTCGGGGGCGATGACACTTGACGTAGCTGTCTCCTTCTTCGCGGTTGACTTCTTCGTTGGCTTCTTCTTCGTGGTCTCCTCCTTTGCTTCTACAGCATTAGGATTTACCCCACGCAGAAGGTCGCTCATAGCCTTGTCAGCTGCATCTTCCACGGACTTATAATAGTCCATCCCGAAGAAGTCAGCGACCTCAGTCCAAAAGGTCTTGAGTGCTTCCTTGAGGCTATTGAACGCTGCGAGCACACGCGCCTTTCCTACAAGGTCCGTAGCATTCTCCGCCTTCTTTATCTCCTCCTCGATGCGTTGAGCACCGCGCTTGCCCGAGTACTGAGCAAGCACCTCATCTGCTAAGGCATCTTCATCACCCTTGAGTTCGGGGTATCTGCTTGCAACGTCTACCCACAGCTCGAAGCTCTTGAGTTGCTTCCGTATGGACTTCCACGCACGAGGGTTTACTCGACGTAGAGCACTCGCCCATAGGTGCGTGTACTCGTGGATAGCGGTCTCGGCTGTTGCGTGCTTGAGGTCGAGGTAGATCTTCCCATCCTTGACAAACCCGTACACCTCTCCGCTGCTGGTCTTGAAGAGGCGCACCTTGGATTGAATGGAGATGTCGCTCTCATCGAATATGACGAGGTTCTTCTTTCCCCCATCGGTCTCAGAAGAGTTATATTGGATACCAACATACCCGATGGAGTGGAAGAATGCGCTGGCCTCCTTATCTGAGCCAAGGTGCGAAGATACCGTACCATAAAGGTCTCTCCATGTAGTAGGCTCTCCTGCGTCATCCACCTCCTGCGTCAAGTCGTCCTTGCCTTGAGGATAGTCGTACATACCCTCTTCGTCATTGCGAAGGATGTACTCCACAAGCTCCCTCTTTACACGGGCGATGTCCTTATTGCTTGGCTTGCTCTCAAAATGCAGGTAGTTGCTTCCCGTATCATCGGGCAGCTCTGCCTCATATACGAAGCCACCACCTGCATAGGACCGAGCGACGCCCTCCTCCTCGGTGAAGTAAGAGCCCCAGCCGTATGCCTGACCGCCTGCACCTTCTCCCATGTGGCTATGGTCAAAGGCTTCAAAGTCAGCATCTGTCCCATGGTAGGCTCGTTGCATTTGTGCCTCACCAGCGCGCGCTGCATCAAGCACAGCCTGACCTTCAGCTTCGTCCGTGACGACCTCGATACCTGCATCTCGCATCGCATTGACAAGCTCATCTCGGATAGCGTCGTCATAGGTGGACGTTTCTCCCTCTCCTTCCGTTGCTTGGCTGAGCTCCTTCTCATAGTTGCGGACCAGCTCCTTCTTCGCTCTCGCCTCGTCAGCCAGCTTATACAGGCTTGGTAGAAGCTCACTAAGCCCAGGGGCTTTCATCAGCTCAAGATTACTTCGGTCTTTGAAGCCGATGAGTATAAGGGTAGCCTGCCCATGAAACTCGCCACTATCCATGCCGGGGATTGCACCGCTGTCGTAGTAGTCCTTCATGAGAGCAATAGCCTGCTCGGCTACGGCTGTGCGCTCGTCCTCCTTCTCTACAAGCTCTTGCTTAGCCTTAGATAGCAGAGCTTCCTTCTCTTCAATTGAAAGATCATCTTGATTGCCATCATTCGCTTCCCCCTCAGCTGTATCCTTTTCGCTATCTTTGTCTACTGAAAGAGTGTTACTTTGGTTTGAAGCGCTGCCCCCAGTCATTCCGCCTTGCGTGGCTGATGGGGTGGGAACATTTGCAGAGGCGGTCTCTGTAGTAGGAGCCATATTATTCGCGCCCTCCTCCCAAAGCAACGCTCTTTCTTTCAATCTGCTTACCTTCTCGTACCCCGAGGAAGACACACCAAGATATTCCCCGCTCTTAGATGGCAAGACTAATGTAACCGCTTTCTTCCCCGTACGACTACGCCCCTTCTCGATGGAGAAGATGTAGGTGTTGGGCTTGTTCCCTTCTCGTACGTGGTCGAAGTTTTGCATGATATCAACGACGAAGGCGACTGCCTCCTCTTGAGTTGATATACCCAGCTCCTTTGCATGTTGCTTAATGATATGCTGAGCCATCGCCTCTGTCATTCTCATGGGTAATGGCTTGATACCAATAGCTTCAAACACATTGTCTGAGATCTTGACTAAGTCGATGCTACCCTCACTATTCTCAAAGAAGTTTCCTCCTCGCTTAGCTGCAATAGCAGACAAACGATAACCCTCCCCAGTCGCATCACTCGCCTGGGTGTCCCCCGCTTCGGGGGCTACTTCTTCTGTTTCTGTGGTTACTCCTTCCCCGCCTTGAGGATTGCTTGCAGTTCCTCCTCTACGCTCGGGCGTCCCCTCTCGGCTCTGATCTTGTTCATTGCCGCCAGGTGTTCCTTGTCCTTCTTGTTCCCCGCCATTGCTCCCTTGACTGTTGCCGCCAGTAGAGCTGCTTCCAATACTTCCATCTTCTTCGGTCTTGTTGTCGTTGTCGTACTTAATACTGAATACTTCGCTCACAGCCTCGGCAAGCGTTTTAGGCTTTACCTCGCCTTCCCCAAAGAGCGTATCCTCGGAGACGGCCTGCACTGCATCGTACACCGCATTGAGCTTTGCGATGAGCTCCTTCTGTGTGTAGAACTTATAACGGAGAGCAAGCTGCACAGCAAAGTTACTATACTGCTCGGAGTTCACCTCACCCGTGATGAGGTCACCCGAGAAGCGCATCCACGTTTCGATAGCGCGCTCTGCATCCTCGAAGGTCTTAGCCTCAGCGAATGGAGCATACCCCATAAGGGCGTTGTATGCACTTACCGACGATTGTAGTTCATCGAGGAAGTGCGCATCTGCTGGGCTCTGCTGGTCACGATATGAAACACGGAGTAGTGCCTGCTGCGTGCGCTTGGGTAGGTTGTAGAACTCTGCTTCCAGGCTATTGTGCGCGCCCTCAAAGAAGGAGCGGTACAAGGTATTGCGGAGGTCCTCCTTAGCTTCTGCCGTGATCTCTCCCTTAGTCCCGAAGGCACTACGGAATTGCGTGTCAGAGATGAGGCCCTGGCGATTGAGCCAGCTCAGTGTCTCAGCTGCATTGCGTGTGATAGACTCGGCAAGGCTGAGGTCGTCGTCGCTTGTCCCCAGGAGGAAGCGAATGAAGGTGTCACGCTTCTCCCCGATCTTAGCATAAAGCGTCTGCGGGTTGATACGTTCCACGCCACCGCTCTCGATGTCGGTCTGTCGGTACTGCCCCAGCTCGATAGCGCGCTCGTCGCTAACGTCAGCAAGGTGCACCAGGACGGGGGACTTCATTCCCTCGATAGCTTCGGGATCAATACCGAGGTCCTCGGCATGCTCGACAAGATACTGCTTGTACTTCGCCCCACTG